TTCTACAAGATTGTAGTTGATCAAAACACAGGTGCTGTAGCAGGTTGGTGGTTCCCACACGTTGCTCCATATCCTAATCTAGGCAACGACTTAACCAAGTTCCGTTTACCAATCGCACAGATTGAACAACAAGCAGGTGTTAAATTTGCTATGCCAGCTAACGCACAAGAACTTCAACCAGGTAAAGAATGGCCAGTGGACTTTGGTGCTTTAACAAATGCTAAACGTAAACTTTGTGGCGCAAATGCGAGCGTTGATTGATCCAAACAACTATCCAGTCTATCCAGAAGACGATGGCTATGACACTCCAAAGAACCCTTATAGTCCTGTATGAGTGTCTAGCCCGTTTAGGATACGGACTAGGCGGAATATATTATGAGAGCGAACGAATTCACACCAAAACCGAAAGGTAAACCTAGAGTATACTTAGACATGGATGGAGTCCTTTGTGACTTCTTCACTGAATATGCTAAACTTGCCGGAGTTCCTGCAGACGGTAGTGGTCGATACAGTTATCGTAATATTCCACCTGCCAAAGCCGATCCAACTTTAGACAAAATGGTAGGCACAGATTTCTTTGCTCGACTACCTAAATTCTCTACAACGGATACGCTAATTAATCAAACAGTTAAAACATTTGGTGGTTATAGTATTTGCTCAAGTCCTTTGCGTGGAGATTTTAAGAACAGTGAACATCATAAAAAAGTATGGATAGGGCAACACCTACGTCCAGGTCCGCAAGAAATCATCATAACTCCAAACAAAGAAAAATATGCTGTTCAGCCAGATGGCACTCCTAACATCTTAGTAGATGATAGGGGAAGTAATATTACTAAATGGGAAGCCGCTGGTGGAATAGGTATTAAGTATCAAGCAGACGAAGATAATCTAAGTAAAGTAATTAAAGGCTATAGTCACGCACTAGATGTTATAGAAGGCCATGTTAAACATAAACCGCAAGAACTAGTAAGTAAGGATCGTAACAATGCTATCGCAACTACCGATGATAGCGATGAAGTTAAAGAATCATTTTTAAGATTAAAGGACGGAATATGAAAAGACTGTTAGCAGTATTAGCCTTTGTAAGTCTTGCCGGTTGCTCAAGTATGGGCGCATTGATACCTAGCAAGTGGGATGATAACCAAAGCAAAGCCGCAGTAGATTTACAAGTAGAAGTACGACATTTTGATTGTGCTGGCGATCAGAAAGCACAATTAGCAAGCATATCCAAACAAGTTGAATGGTTTGATTTGTACAGCAAAAGTAAAGGTACAGCAGACATGGAAAAGCTAAATGAAGTGTTTGCTAAGACAATAAAAGAATATCAAGATCGTGTTGCTCAAGGGCCGGTGAGTCCTATGTATTGCGATTTGAAAAAGAAAGTTATGATACAACAAGCTGATATAATATCAAAGTCAGTTCTATTTAGATTCTAAGGAAAAATCATGAGCGATACATTAAATCAAGTAGCACAGAGTGGTGATAGTTGGGCGGCAGAACGTGCTACATACGCACTACAAGTACACGATGCTGTAGTTAATGGACAAATGAGTCCAGGAGAAGCTAAAGAAGTACTACAAGATTTGATCAACACACAGCAACTACAAGAAGCTGCCAATGCTGATCAAATTAAAGCTGCATTATTTTTTGGAATTACACAACTAATCAGTATGTACGCTTAAACAGCTCAACTAGAGCTTGTACTAGATCTTCAATCATACCATCATCGTGAAACGGAGTAGGTGCTATACGTAACCGCTCCGTTCCCACATCAACTGTAGGACTGTTAATCGGTTGTATATAGATATTAAAGTCTGTTAGCAAGTCGTCACTCATAGCCTTACACTTTTTAGCATCGCCTACAAGTACAGGTACAATGTGTTCTGTAGCACAGTCCATTACAGGAATACCAGCTACTTTTAATCTATGTTTTAGCTTACGAGCTCTTTCTTGATGCTTTTCACGAATCTCATTGTGATCTTTAAGATACTTGATAGCGGCTAATGCTCCGGCACAGGTAACAGGGCTCATACTTGTTGTAAAAATAAAGCCTGCTGACATTAATCGAATAGCATCTAAAACAATAGCATCGCCTGCTACATATCCGCCCTGTACTCCATAGGCTTTACCTAGTGTACCGTTGATAAAATCAATGCGACCTTCTAGTCCCATTTCTTCTACTTTGCCTGCTCCAGTATGACCATACAATCCTACCGCATGTACTTCATCAATGTAGGTCATTGCTTCGTACTTGTCAGCTAGATCGCATATCTCTTTAATAAGCCCAACATCACCGTCCATAGAGTATACTGATTCAAATACGATACATGGAATATTGCCTGCAGCTATACTGGCCTTTAGTTTTAATTCTAGATCATTTAAGTCGTTGTGCTCAAAGACACTTTTGGCTGCTCGACTGTGTAGGATACCTACCACTAAACTATTGTGATTATTACGATCGCTGATAAATTCAATATTGGGAATAATTTTACTTAGAGCAATTAAGGTCCATTCGTTGGCAACATACGCTGAACTAAACAACAGAGCTTTACTCTTATTGTGTAACTGTGCTAGTTCATGTTCGAGGGCAACGTGATAGTGGCTAGTTCCACCGATATTACGTGTACCGCCTGATCCTGCGCCAGTCATGTCTAATGCTGTGTGCATAGCATCTAGTACTACTTTGTGCTGACCCATGCCCAGATAATCGTTTGAGCACCAGTTTACAATGTTTTTAATATTGTAAGGTCCGTACCAAATTGCTTTAGGAAAGTCACCGCGTTCACGGATAATATCGTTAAACACACGATATTTGCCATTATCTTTCAGGGTTTTGATGAGGTTTACGAAGGGTTCCTTATTGATCATTTTGTTCTCGTTTTAATTTTAGACTTGCTTTAATCTTGTCTTTCCATTCTTGTGATCTAAGAGGCCTTGTTCTACCTTTCAATGCCGCTGATCGTTTAGCTTTGTGTTCTGCCGACTGGGTTGTGCCTTGTTTAGCTTTTGCTAAATTAGCCTTATGTTCGTCAGAAAACTGTATTCCTTTTCGTCGTTCAGAGTACTTATCCTTTGCTTCTCTACTCCATTTAATTCCTGTTAATGACGCAAAATTACGAGCACCGTTGATTTTGTTTAGCCACTTATTGCTCTGAGCCGCATTTAATCTAGATAATACTCTATGCTCCCAGAGTATAGCATCTTCTTTATTTGTAAATGTACGACGAACAGATACATTAAATGCTTCTAAACCGTGCTCTTTTAAGAGTGATTGTATTACTTTGGATGATGTAAAGTATGTTGTCCAGAGTTGAGAAGGTTGGGAGTTTTTAGCATATTTAACGCCGTAATACCGTTGTCCTGTAGGCTTAAATGTAAGCACATAAGTGAATGGCAGGTAAATATTCATGCTGATAGTTCCTTATAAACTGTTAGAGCCAGTGGATATTTCCAGTATCGCGATTGGCACTTTTATTTATCACAGCCGTTTAACGCTAAATACACTTAGAGGATACAAATAATGGCCGCAAACGGAATATCAACACTATCAACTAAGCAGGCAAAACAAATAGCCAAACTTAACATTGCTTCAGCTAAACGCCAGGGTAAAGTAGTTGCCGCTGATGGAACCGTAACAGGTAGTGCAGATCCTACTAAGAATTATGCACGTTCAAGAGCATATTACGATATTACACAGTTACCTACGCAGTATAATGGCAACGGGATAACAGATAACGCAAATACAGGTGGATTAGTAGAAGGGCGTCCTTGGATCTCTATCAGTTACAGCATATCCCCAAGCTCATCAGCTGTTAACGAAGGCGATACAATTACCTATACAATTACTACAGTTGGTGTAGCAGATGGCACAACATTGTACTGGACTGATGATGGTACTACAACTGGGCCAGACTTTACAGACAACAATGCCAGCGGATCATTTACTATTACCAGCGGATCAGGAACATTTAGCAGAACACTATTAAATGACTATCTAACCGAAGGAACTGAAACAATTATAGTAGATATTCGTACAGGATCCTCAAGCGGTCCTATAGTAGCTACTAGCGGTGTAGTATCAGTTGCCGATACTTCGATACCTGTAGTAGATCAATATGGATTCTTTG